GGGGAGCCGATGGCACAGCGTAGCGCCACTGGCTGTGAGTGCTACGAGACGGTTAAAAGCAGTATGGCGTATTATGTCGGGACACTGGATGGAGCCAAAGGAAAAATCCCAAATCGCCTCCGCGAGCTTGCCGAGGCAGACAAGGACGGGCGCGTGGTGGTGCTGCCGTGCAGGCAGGGAGATGAACTGTGGACGTACTGCAATCACCCGGTTAAGCGGGTATATAGTTTTACCGTATCGGATGTGAGCACGCTGAACGGGCGAACCGTGCTGAATACGCTAGGGCTCGGCACGATCAGGCCGGAGGACATCGGCAAAACCGTATTTTTAACCCGAGAAGAAGCCGAGAAGGCTTTGCAGGAAATGGAGGGAAAGGCATGAGCAACCAGGGAGTAATCCGTGGGACAATTGATGGACAGGAAAAGTATTGCAGAATCCCAATCCGTAGCCGCTTGTATGAATCCGTGATGGAAGATAATACGACGGAGCTTTCCTCGGAGGCGATTCTCGCCATGCCGCACGACAAGGCGGCTGCGGTGATTGATGCAATTATGGCGGACTGGCTCTACTGGCTCAAGAGAGCCGGGGAGTTGTGGGTACTGACGCGCAATTCCGCCGAGGAAACGGAGGGCAAGGCATGACCAGAAAACGCGCAAGAAAGATCCTCATGTCTATCGGCACGAGCCGGAACCATGCAAACTGGGGGCTGACGGCAAAGCCGCGCTGGAAGACAAACGCCGGTGTGGTATAGGACACGCTGCAATCGAGATGATCGCGGGCATGGGCATGACGGTCGGACAAGAGGTGTTCGACACCTGCGTCTGGATCGGGCGATTCTGGGAAATCGCGTTGAGGTCGGGCGGATATGAGCCGAAGAGGATCTACCGCCGGGAAGAAAAGCTGAATCTGTGCGGCTGCCTGAGCGCGAAGGATAAGAACATTCGGCAGGCCCTGATAGATCGATACGGCGTTGTCGGCACGAAAAAAGATCCCGGATTCTTCTATGTGAACGGCACGAAGTTTGCAAAAGATATGTGGGCGGCGATGGCTGTCGCCGTGACATATTTTGACAAGTACATCAAGGGGGTAAAGCTTTGAGCAAGACGCAGCGAAAGCCACCAAGACCGCCGATGCAGCTGACGTGCGATGCCTGCGGGAAGACGTTTATGCGCGCACCGTCCAAGTACAAGGCAAAATACAATTTTTGCAGCGAGGCGTGCGCCTGGGCGGCACATGGGGAAGCTGTGACGGGCCGGGCGGAGCGCGTGCAGATCCTGATCACGTGCTCGATCCCGGTATACCCGGAAATGCGGCCTGTCTGCGGACGGGTGTATCCTGCCGAGAAATACAAATACAGGACAAACCGGACGGGCTACGTCGTCGAGGTGGGCGGCAAGCGCGTATGTGTGAGGGTGGACGAATGCAGGGAAATCTAGGGCTTACACCGGTGCAGGCTCCGTGCAAGGGCTGCGCGGACAGGCATACCGGCTGTCACACGGACTGCGCCCGATACATAGCGTTCCGCCGGGAGGCGGACAGATACAAGCAGGAGCAATCGAAGGACGCAGCGAGATATGCAACAACAAGGGGCTGTATGCGGACGCTGCACGATGCGAACCGCGCAAAGCGCGAAGGGAGGCAACATTACTGATGAGCACGCCGCGATACGGCTGGTGGGCCTATGCAAAATGGATGATTCGCAGCTATAAGGGCGGCGGGCTGATGACGAGGGCCGAGCGCGCTGCCGTTGAGGATGCAATCGCAGAGACGGAACGGCTCGTTGACGGCGCGGAGCGCATCCGGCTCATAGACTTGGTTCTTTGGAAGCGGACGCACACCTTACAGGGCGCTGCGATGGCGGTTTATGTGTCCGAACGCACCGCACAGGAGTGGCACAGGCAATTTATTCGCCTTGTGGGGCAAAAAAGAGGGCTTTTGTGAAAAAGTCTGCGTCCCAGAGCCAAATTTAACATTTACTATAAGGGCGTAGAGATCAACTCTACGCCCTTCTTCATCGGCACCGCAGCGTTCTGCGGAAACCTCCTCCTCCTGTTCTCGTGTTCTCCGGTGTGAATAAATATATTTATTCACACACGGAGACACGAGAACGAAAGAATGAGGCAGAAAGGAGCGGCTATGGCGAGTTTGCGCGCCCTTGCACACAAGCTGCAAACAGCGCTCTTGTACCACGGAATCAAAATAAAAATCAATCAAATGCAGACCTATTCCGCGAAAAATGACAGGATGGTGACGAAATACATGGTTTACGAATATCGACCTGATGAAAAGCCGAAGAACGTCACTCTGCTGGAAACGTACCAGATTGCGGATGTGGTGAAACTGCTGGCCGGACTTTACAGCGATGGCGGATGAAAAGCTTACGCCGAAGCAGAGACGATTCTGCGAAGAATATCTGAAATCCGGGAACGCGACAGAAGCAGCGAAAAAGGCCGGGTACAAAGAAACATCATGCAGAGTGATTGCGGCAGAAAACCTATCAAAACCAGCTATTTCTGCGTATATAAAGCGCAGGCTGGACGAACAAGAGGCTGCGCAGGTCGCGGATTCAAACGAAATTCTGAAATTTTACACTGCGGTCATGCGCGGGGAGGTCAAAGACCAGTTCGGCATGGACGCATCGCTATCCGACCGGCTGAAAGCTGGTGACAGCCTTATGAAACGCTACGCAGCAGCTTCCGACCGCAACAGGACGACAATGGAGAAGCTTGATTCGATGCTGAAGGAGTTCCAAGATGCTGTTAAGTCCGAAACAACGTGAATTTGTAAAATACGGGACGCATCGATGGAACTTCAAGGGCGGAGCCACCAGAAGCGGGAAGACTTACCTCGATTTTCGATGGATCATACCGATCCGGATTCGTGAGCGAATCGGAAAAGATGGTCTGGCCGTCATTCTCGGCGTAACAAAATCCACGATTGAGCGAAATGTGCTGGAGCCGATGCGGAATCTGTACGGCGATATGCTTGTCGGCACGATTTCCAGTGATAACACAGCATGGATTTTCGGGGAAAAGTGCTATTGCCTCGGTGCGGAAAAGGTTTCTCAGGTGTCAAAGATCCGCGGTGCGTCGATTAAATATTGCTATGGGGACGAAGTAGCTGATTGGTCGGAAGAAGTCTTCGCGCTGCTAAAAAGCCGTCTTGATAAGGAATACTCCTGTTTTGATGGGACGTTCAATCCGCAATATCCTGACCACTGGCTGAAAAAATTCCTCGATAGCAACGCGGACATTTTCAGCCAGACATACACGATAGACGACAATCCGTTCCTGCCGGAATCTTTTAAAGAAAATCTGAAAAAAGAATACGAAGGGACGGTTTATTACGACCGCTACATTCTCGGCCTCTGGGTACGTGCCGAAGGACTGGTATATCCGATGTTTGGAGATGGCTGCATCACGCAGGATACCCCGGACACCGGAGATTATTATATATCTATAGACTATGGCACGCTGAACCCGTTTTCTGCCGGGTTATGGTGCGTTGGGAAGAAATGTGCAGTCAGAATTGCGGAGATCTATTACAGCGGCCGCGAGGAAAAGAAGCAGAAAACAGATGAGGAATACTGCGACATGGTAGAACGGCTTGCAGGAGATAAGCCAATCAGGGCCGTTGTCGTGGATCCGTCTGCCGCGTCGTTCATTGAAGCGCTGCGCAGAAGGAGCGGATTTAAAGTCCGGCACGCGGACAACGACGTTTTGAACGGGATCCGCACAACGTCCGATTTCCTGCGAGATGGAAGAATCAAGATTCATGCAGGCTGTAAAGACACCATCCGCGAATTTGGGCTTTACAGGTGGGACGAAAAAGCAGAATCTGACCGCGTCGTGAAGGAAAACGACCACGCTATGGACGAAATCAGGTACATGGTGATGACGGTCTTGAAAAAGCACTTCAAAGAACACAGATTTGTGCCGGAGCTGGCGCGGTGAGGTAAAAGATGAAAACATATCAGGATTTTTTAGAGGTTGCGGAAAAGTCTGACCGGGAACGGATGGAATTTGTTCTGTCCGCGATAAATAATCACAAAGACTCGGATTTATACAAACAGGCGGTTATTGCGAAGGAGTATGACGCGCACAGGAATGTGACGATTGCAAATTTTCAAAAGCTGCTTTATACACTCAACGGGAAAGTCATTCCGGACAACTACAGTCCGAACTATAAGCTTCGGAGCAATTTCTTTGCAAGTTTCATCACGCAGGAAACGCAGTATCTGCTCGGGAACGGCGTGACGCTGAAAGAAGCCGCGAACAAAGAAAAACTCGGCGCATCGTTCGACGTTCGGCTGCAGGACGCAGCGCATGCGGCCCTTGTTGGAGGCGTATCGTATGGCTTCTGGAATCTCGATCATCTTGAGGTTTTCGATGTAACAGAGTTCGTTCCGCTTCTCGATGAGGAAAACGGTGCGTTGCGCTCCGGGATTAGATTCTGGCAGGTATCCGATACGAAGCCGCTTCGCGCAACACTCTACGAGCCGGACGGCTTTACACAGTTCATCCGCAGAAGCGGAAAAAACATGGAGATCCTAGAGGCGAAGCGCGGATATGTATCTGTCGAGGCAAGTTCCGAAGCGGACGGTACGGAGATCCTTGCATATCAAAACTATCCCGGCTTCCCGATTATTCCGCTCTACGGCAACCGCGCAAGGCAGTCAGAGCTTGTCGGCCAACGCGAGGCGATAGACTGCTACGATCTCATTAAGTCAGGCTTTGCGAATACAGTTGATGAGGCGTCGATCATTTATTGGACGATCTCAAACGCCGGTGGCATGGACGAGATCGATATGGCACGGTTCAAAGAGTCCATGCGGCGGATCGGCGTTGGGCTCGTGGACGACGACGGCGCGAAGGCAGAGGCTCATACGCTCACAATCCCAGTTGAAGCTCGGGAAGCGCTTCTTTCCAGAATCAGCGACGATCTTTACCGTGACGCGCAAATGCTTGATGTGGCAAAAGTGCAGGCGGGGCAGAAGACGGCGACGGAGATCATGGCGGCGTATCAGCCGATGGATAACAAGGTGGATCAATTTGAATACTGCGTGATCGAGTTCCTGCAGGCGTTGTTTAAGATCGTTGGTATTGATGACGAGCCATCCTTTATGCGATCCAAAATAACAAATCAGTTAGAACAGACGCAGATGGTGCTGCTTGCCGCGAGCTACCTTGACGACGAAACGATTCTGAGCAAGCTGCCGTGGCTTACGCAGGAGGAAATCGCAAACATTTTGAAGAGGAAAAGCGCGGAAGAATTAGAGCGATATTCCACGAAAGATATGGAGGAATAGACGTATGAGCAGCATGGTACAGGGCGATGCGTACAGTCTGGCCGTCACGGTCAAGAACAACGGGCAGGCTGTCGAGATCGACGATATTGAGAAGATCGAAATGACGCTTCTGTATTTGCAGAAGTATTACCCAGGCCAGATCACATACGCGGACGGGAAATTCTATTTCCCGCTGGCGCAGGAAGAAACATTCCGCCTGCCGAAGGTCTGCCCGATGCAGATTCGCGTGAAATTCAAAAGCGGTGACGTGCTCGGCTCCGAGAAAAAGCAGATCGACGTATCTGCCGCGCTTTCAAAGGCGGTGTTGTGATGGGCGGCATTGAATTTGAACTCAAGAACCGCGATCCGGTTGACGTTTCCTTTAACGTTTCCGTGCGTGCTGGCGGCTCCGGCGGCGGCTACAACATCGGCTCCGGCCTCAAGCTGGACGCCGAAACGAACACCCTATCCGTTGATACGGCGGAGATCGTGGAGAAGGACAACACCAAGCCTGTCACCTCCGCCGCTGTGTTTGCGGAGGTAGGCAATATCAACGCGCTGCTCGCGACGATTTAAGGAGAGGATTTTATGAGCACACAGACTGAAATTACAAGATTACAGACCGCGCGGAACAAGCTGCGCACCTGGCTCGTCGGCCTCGGACTCGCCGCGAGCACGGACAAGCTCGACGCGCTGGCCGACAAGGCATCGGCCATCAAAAATCAGGGCGCGGTTGACGCCAACGTCAAGGAGGGCGAGTCCTACACCATCCCCGCGGGCTATCACAACGGCTCCGGCACGGTCAAGGGCGTCTCCGGCGGCGGCAACTACAACCTGCAGGCCAAATCCGTCACGCCGACGAAGGAGCAGCAGTCCGTCACACCAGATCAGGGCTATTACGGCCTGTCCGGCGTGACCGTCGGCGCGATCCCGGAAAACTATCAGGACGTGTCCGCCACGACCGCCGCACCCGGCGACGTGCTGGCGAATAAAGTATTTATCGACGCGGACGGCGTAACGCAGGCTGGCACCATGCCGGACAACGGTGCAGTGGAGAAAGTGCTGGACGCGACGACCGGCAATCAGGAGTACACTGTCCCCGCCGGTAAGCACTCCGGCACGGGCAAGGTATCTGTCATGCTGGAAACCAAGTCCGCCACGCCTACCGAGGCCGCGCAGGACATCACGCCCACCAAGGGCAAAGTCCTCGGCAAGGTCACGGTCGGCGCGATCCCGGACAAATACAAGGACGTTTCCGGCGTGACTGCCGGAGCTGCTGACGTGCTGGACGGAAAGTTTATCGTGCTGGCCGACGGCAGCAAGGTCGAGGGCACCATGGCCAACAACGGCGCGATTGCGAAGACCATCGACGGCCTCACGCAGACCAGCGTAGACATTCCCGCAGGCTATACCTCCGGCGGCACGGTATCGCTGACGGACGACATCGAAAACGCTCTCGCCGCGATTTAAAGGAGGAACAGACATGAGCATACAGACAGAGATCGACCGCATTATCACGGCAGTCGGCGCGGCGTATGACGCAGTGGAGGCCAAAGGAGGCACAGCCCCTGCGGCACAGACCATCGAAGGGCTTGCCGCAGTAATCGGTACGATTCAGACCGGAATCGCTCTGCAGCTGATCGTAACAGTATCCGCCGGTGCGACCGTCACGGCGACAAACGGCTCCAAAACAATTACCGGAACATCTGACAGCGCCGGAGTTTGCACGCTTATCGTACCGGAAGCCGGAACATGGAGCGTATCCGCGACGCTGGACGGGAAAACATCTGACACAAAAGCCGTAACTATCACGGACAGTTACGCGGTGTCGCTTAATTTTGTATATCCGACACTGAATAAAAATACTTGGGAAACAATAAAAGATATATCCGACGCGGGACAGGGCGCGAACTATTGGAGCGTCGGTGACCGAAAGGCTGTAACGCTAAACGGCACGGTTGGACATCTTACACTATCTAATTACACAACATATGCGTTCATTATTGGATTTAACCATAACGCGAGCCTAGAAGGGGAAAACCGTATCCATTTCCAACTTGCAAAGACCGCGCTCTCCGGCGGTACGGACGTGTGTTTCTGCGATAGTTACTATACCTCGCCCGTTTCGACAACCGGCTATTTCTCTATGAACAGTAGTGCAACGAACTCCGGCGGATGGGCGAGCTCGCAAATGCGTACAAATATTTGCGGGACAAGCCTCTCGAGCTATTCCGGAACGATTATCGCAGTCATTCCGGCGGCGCTCCGTGCAGTCCTAAAGTCCGTTACCAAGTACACGGACAATACGGGAAATAATAGCACATCCGCGAGTGCGGTCACGGCGACAAAGGATTACTTTTTCCTCCTCTCGGAGTTTGAGGTTTTCGGGAGCATTTCGAGAGCAAACTCGAACGAGGCGAGTAAGCAAGCGCAGTACGCCTATTATTCCGCTGGAAACAGCAAGGTAAAGTACAAGCACAACGGAACGAGCACCGCCGCTCGTTGGTGGCTCCGTTCTCCGCTTGCGAGCAGCTCCGACGGTTTCGAGAATGTGAACACCAACGGGACAGTCGAAGACCGCACCGCGCGCGCTTCCTTCGGCTTCGCGCCCGGCTTTTGCGTATGAGGGAGAAGCGCATGGAATATATCGTGTATAAGCGGTTCCGTGGGAATGGCATCGATGGAGCATTTAATCTCCGGTACGGAACTGTTGTATCGGAGATTGAAGGGTTCCTGTTTGCAGCAGACGGCAGGCGGATATGCGCTGCGACGTCCGAAAACGGGTGGGAGCATTTCAGGCCGAACACGCAGGAAGGTGCCGAGCGGCAGAAAATGCTGAACGATCTGTACCGATGGTACAGAAAAAACGGCTGCGATGAAGATTTTACGGATGACAAATGGCCGGGGCAGGAAAACGGATACTGGAAGAATCGGCTGCGAACAGCAAGCACAAAGCAATTGGAGAAAATCTATCAAGAGAAATTTGGAGGGACGCCATGTATGCAGTAAAACAGGACGGCGCATTTGCCGGGTATGCGGACAGTATTGTGCCCATCCGACTGCACGGCAACGGTTGTTATGTCCCGTGCAAGGAAGATCAAGCAGAAGGATTTTGCGCTAAGATGGCTGTGACTATTGCAGATGAAGAAGGGAATGAGCATCAGGTGCTTTCTGACATGGTGTTTCATCTCGCAGACCATACGCTGAAAGGCACTGAGCCAGAAGGCAGTTATGATGAAATGGGCGCGGCATTGCCACTCACAGATGCGGAAACCGCCGCTAAGATTCTGCTCGGGGAGGCGGACTGACATGAGCACGTATACCGAGCGGGCGCGGGCGCTGCGCCCCTATATCATCAAAAGCGCAGCCAGTCTCACCGACGCCGACGCGAGTCTCGCACCAGAGCTTTTCACCCGCCTGACCGGCTCTGGCAGCCTCGTCAAAGCCGGCACGCGCATCAACTGGGGCGGCACCATCAAGCGCGCCGCCTCCGACCTCTGGGACACGGCCCAGAACACCCCGGACGCCGCCCCGGCCCTCTGGGAGGACATCGCCTACAAGCAGGGCTTCCGCCTCATCCCCGAGACCATCACCGCCGGACTTGCCTTCTCCAAAGGCGAAAAAGGCTGGTGGCAGGACGAGCTCTACGAATCCCTGCTCGCCGCCAACGTCTGGAACCCATCCGTTAACCCGGACGGGTGGAAGAAGATCACGGAAGAAGGCACATAGCCATGGACACCAAGACCATCATCGTCACCCTCGTCACCGACCGGACGCAGGCGGACGTGGAGCGCGTCAAGGCGCTTGCCGCGAAGGGCTTTGCTGCCATGACCGCAGCCGAGCAGGCGGAATGGCTGGCCGGGATGAAGGGTGCGTACAACGCCGCTGATCTCAATCGCGTGGGGACGGCCCTGAATTATCTGGCGGGCCGCCTCGGAGCGATCTGCGGCAAGAGTATCGCATGGCCCGCAAAAACCGATTGGGCCGTAACGGACATTATAACGGCCTCACAGGCCGAGGCATACCGTAAGCAGGTGCAGTCCATCCGGGACGCGCTGGCATACCCCGAAGGAACACCGGACGCGCCCGGCCTCGACCGGCTGACCTACACCGGCGCAAACGATATCGA